TCGCCCAGCGCCTTCACGACTTTGCCCCAAAGCGTCGGGTTATGCCCATAGAGATTTGCGCCACGTGGCTAAATATCGCATCCGTCGCCGAGCGCTCGCGCTGGTCCGCGTCGGTAAAATATGCGCGAGGGGAGTATGAACGCCCCGTTTCACCATGGCTTACAGAAAGTTTAATGGTCCGTTCCCGGCCGCCGTTACCCGCTTGGCTTTCCACCGCGAGATAGTCCGCGACAAAAACTGCCTCCCACTCGACTCCTAAGATGCTCCACGATTCATCAAAATCGACCCGCCCGATATGGACCGCGGCCCGACGCACGCTTGGCGCGTCCTCCAATGCGAGGCGCAACGTTTCGTCCGACACGCCCGACACCGTGAATTCTATACGTTCGGCCACGCCGTTAATCAGGGCTTGAAAGTCGGGAACGTTTAGAAGCTCCCCGGCGCCAAGGTACACGGCGGGACTCGGCTCCACGATATCAGCCGGAATTTCAAGGTTGCCGAAGCCGCTCCACAGGCGCGCGGGAGGGTCGGAAGCTATACGTAACAGGTAGCTTTCCCGAACCTCCGCCACGTGCTTACGTCCCTAGCTTTTGAAACCGCGTAGCGCGTGCGGGCAGTGACTTTTGACTCGCGTCGAAGGCCGCTACCCCCGCGCGTGCCGCCTGCTTGCTAGCAATTTGGTTGACGTACTGCAACAACTCGGGAGTAGTGACGCCATACCGCGCATCAAGCACGAATGTTTGTTTCACAACCGTGCCGCCCCGTCCGCCGCCGCGCATGCGCCCCAAGGGAATGATTTGCCCGGATCCGGCGGGTTGGAATCCCTCTACGCCCGTTTCGTTCACACGGTAGACTTTCCCCGCACTCACGTGGCCCCCAGACGCGCGTTTCGGCGTAGCCGTCCCTCCCGTCGCGGCGCCCGTAACGGCGCCTACGATGCTGCCCACAATGCCGCCACCGCCACCGGCACCCCCAAAGAGCGCGTTAGCGATAGGGCCGATAATCGCCCGCTGTACGCCGATGCGAATCAAGTCGCTTATAATTTGATTGGCGATTTTGCCGAACGCGCCGCCGAGTTCAAACACCTTGGATATGGTGCTGGTAAGCTGGTCCTCTAGCCCTTTGAGGCCATCCACCTGCACTTGCTGCAGTTGCTCGTTTATGTCCGCGGCATTCAACCCCCGGGCGTATTGCGCGCCCGGGCCCTCCGCCTGCCTGTTGACGTTGGCCACGTCGGCGGCCTTAAGCTGTTCCAGCTTCGCCAAGCGCAGGCGCGCTATCTCGCGGTCGGTGTCGTTTAGCCGCGTGTTGTCGCGGATATTCTCGAGCTCGAGCCGTTCTTTTTCGTACTGCAAGTCGAGCAAGCGCAAGTCGATATCGCGGCGGGCCTTGGTGGAATCCACGAGGCGGCTTTGCGCGTCCAGCAAATCGCGCTCGTTATCGATTCCCGCCGTGGCTAGCGCCAATTCGTCGGCTTGGTGCCGCTCGTGGTCCTTTGCCTTCTGCGCGGCCCGTTGGGCGTCGGCAATTTGATCGTTAAGAACCAACAATTGCTGGCGCTGGCCCTCGCTCAAATCCTTATCGGCCTTGATAGCGCGCGCGTTCATTGCACGGTCCGCTTCAATGCGCTGGTATTCTAGGGCCGCGCGCTCGTCCAGCGTGCCCGTAACGTCCGCCTGCGCCTCGGCATAGGCCAGCGCCCCCCGCTCCATATCGTCGGCGAAGCGGCGCGCTATTTCGTCCGGATCCGGACCCTTGCGACCCTTGGGCCCCTTTTTCGTTTTCTTGTCCTCCCCCGCGACAGGCGAGATAACCGGCGGCGGGGCGTTTATGATTTTGTTAAGCGCAGCGATATCCGCGGCCGCCTTGGCCACATTGTCGTTTGCCGCCTTAACGTCCGCGTCGGCTTGACGCTTCACGCGGTCGCCCGATTCACGGATGGACTGCGAGGCGCCGAGCCCGGCGGGGCTGCCGGTGGCATAGGTGGCCGCCGTGTTCTGCGCACGGGCCAGCGTCGCCGCCTGCTTAGCCTTGGCTTGCGCGGCGATAAGCGCGGCGCGCGCGTTGGCGAGATACTGAATCGTTTCTTCACGCACCGCCTTAGCGTTGGCGATTGCCTCCGCTCGAGCCTTGCCCGTCGCCCCGGCGAGCCGGTCCGTAGCGTCCGTCACGCGCTCGTGAATTTGCCGGAGCTTTTCCTGCTGCTGCGCGTATTCCGCGCTCGCCTGCGCGCCCTTGCCTTCCTCTTGTGCGAGATAGTAAATTCCCACCGCAAGGGCCGTCACGGCCGCCCCGATGGGGCCCCCGAACACGGCTAGCAGGCTCCGCCCGGCGGTAGTCCCGGCGAGCGCCAAGGCTTCCAGCGACGTGGCTGCCCCCAAAGCGCGCGCCTGCACGGCAAATAGCGCGGTACTCACAACGCCAGCGGTGGCCGCCGAACGGACCATACCGGCCGCGAACCGGCCAATTAGGATAGCTGCGATAAGGCCCAACGCGGAGGCTACCGTGTCAAGGTTTTTGGAAAGCAAAATGATGCCTTGGCTAAAGCGCTCCGTGGCGCTCAAGCTATCATCGGTCTTGCCTATGAACATGCCGAGCGCGTTATTCAAAATCTCGCACGACGCGGCTATGGTGAGCGACGATTTAGCGGCCTTCGCCTCTAGGTCCGCCGTGCCTTTCAGAAACGCTTGGAAAAATTCCTGCGACGTCACCTTGCCCTTAATGACTTCGGCGCGAAGCTTCGCCACGGATCCGCCAAAGCGCTCGATTCCATTAGCCACGGCTTGCAGGATGGGTCGCGCGCCCTCGTTGATGCTGTTAAATTCCTCCGCCCGCACAATCGAACCGCCGAGCGCCTGCGTAAGCTGCAGCACCGCGCCGCGCGTGTCGGCCGCGCTCCCGCCTTGCACTTTCAGCGCCGCGGCCACGCCGTTGGTGAATTGCAAAAGCTGCTGATTGCTCGCGCCCAATTCCTTGGCGCCCTGCGATAGCCGCCCGTACAGGCCGCTAAGCGACTCAATGGACACGCCGTATTTTTGGCCGATAGCGAAAAGCTGTTCCTGCTTTTTGGCCAGCAAATCGCCTTCGAGCCCGGCCACCTTCAATTGGTTGGTGAACCGGGTGTACGTGTCGGCGAGCCGGGCCACTTGCTGCACGGTGAAGGCCGCCGCAAAGGTGCTGGCGAGCATGCGCAATTGGTTGCCGACAGCACCGGTGCTGCGCGTGATGGAAGATTCCATTTGCTTGGCGCTGCGCGAGATATTGCGGGTGGCCGTGTCAAAACGAGCCTCCGCCGCGCGCACGTTGGCGTTGTATCGGTCCAGCTTGGCCTCAAGCTCGACAATAACCCTATCTGCGACAACGCCAGCCATTAGTGCTTCGTGCCGCTAATGCCGAGTTCGGCTAGCTCGCGCTGCCGCTCGCGCACGAATTCGACGCTCGGCGCCTCCACGGCGTCGCGTTCCTCGTCGGTCTTGTGGCGTTCGTTCCAAACGTGCCGCATGGCGCTATATTCCCACAGGGTTAGCCGCCGAGCGTCCGACGGGCCTATGCCCATCATAGCACAATCCGTTAGTGCGGCTGCGTAGTCAAACCATCCGTCGCGCTCGGCTTCCGTCGCCCTTTTTTTTTATCCGGCGGCGGGGCGTCCTGCGGCTGGTAGCCTTCGACCTTGGCGTAGAGGATCGCCGCAGCCAAATTCCATTGCTCTTGCAGCGGCATGGGCAGCAAATAGCGCTCTACTAGCTCGTTAGCGCGCAACCCGCCTACCTTCACCTCGGCGCCGTCGACCATACCTTGCCCGCCGCCGATAAGGCCCTGCCGCACCGTCTCTATCAGATCGTCGAGCGTGTAGGCGGCGTAGGCGGGGTGGCCCACGTCGATATCCCCCGCCACGCGGCCTTGAATGACGCGCGCGTAGACGGCGCCAATGCCCGCGCCGGTCTTGGTCTGTATTTCGCGGATTTGCTCTATGCCAAGGGCGAAACGGTACGTGCCGTCCGCAAAGGCCAAGTCAATGTGGGTTTGCACCTTAAACGGCCGCGGTCCAAGTCCACTCGCCGTCACTGGCGATAGCGATGGAAGCGCTGGCGAATTCGCCGCCGCCGGAGTTGCCGCCCCACTGAATGTTGGTGAGCATAGCCGGGCCTTCGTAATAGCCGGTGCCGACAACGGAGCCCGCCGGACGGCCGATACGGAAGCGATAATTTGCGGTGACGCCCAAGGCCGCGTCGATTTCGTCCCGCTGCAACAGGTTCATAAGCCCGTCACCGCTCAAGTCCCACTGCTTGCCGGTCGGCACGAGGCGCCGAATAGGCACGTCCTCCGGGTCGGCGCAGTCGGGAATAAACACGTCGTTGGTGTTCACCTGCTGCGTGAAATTGCGAGCGGTAAGGCCGCAAATCGGCGTGAACACCTCCGGTTCGGCACCGTCGCCCATCAAAATGTCAACGTACGTGCCTTTAACGATATCAGGCTGGGCCATGATGCGGACTCCCTTGGTTTAGCGGACGCTACTTTATTCGTCGCCTAGGTGCAAGTTGGGCGTAAGGGCCTGCGGCTCGGCAAGCTCCGGCGGAAGGTTGCCCGGCAGGGTCGGCTTGGGCTTCCCGCCGTCGATACGGCCGCCCTCCACGCCCTTGGTTTCGCCGCCTTCCAGCTTGACGCGGCGGGCCTTCCCGGCAGCTACGGCGGCTTCCGCTACCTCGGCTTTCACGGATCCCTCCCAATTGGCCTTGAACGCGGTAACTGCGCGGGAGGGCCAAGTGTGATCGTAATCAGCGGTGAATTTGACGCGCGCCATGGTCCTAGCTCCTAGCTGCTAACCGTTATGGTGAAGGTGGCGAAGCCGTGGAATTTATCCGCCTCGGTGCCGTCCTGCATGACTTGCGAGCCGGTCCAAGTGAGGTGCGCGGTTGCCGGGTAAGGCGTGTCGAGCTCGAGCGCCAGCCCGTCCAGCGCTGCCGCCACGGCCGCGTTGATTTTGGCTGCGGCTTCCTCCCCGCCGACGGTGCCCGCGCCGGTGCCGGTGGTAACGGCGTAATTGTGAACGGCCACCGTTACAGCGGTGCCGTCCAGACACGAGGCGACGAACGGCGCCGCAATGGGCGTGCCGTACGCGATGAACGGCCACACGGGGTTGGGCGGGCGCTGCATGCTGTAATGCCGCGCTGCAGGCACGAGCGCCACCACCGCGGCGTCGGCGCCAAGCGCGACGAGCACCGCCGGTCCGATAAAGGGGGTGCTATCCTGCGCCACGGATGATCCGGTCTACCGCTTCCGCCACCTTGCGCTGCGCGTTCGGGCGGTTCCTTTGGGCCGCCGGGCGCATATAGGGGCGCTCCGGCAAATTCTGGCTTTCGCTGCCGAGTTCCTGCGCCGCCGCGTATGGGGCGTTAAAGCTGCTTTCCACTTTGAGGGGCCCGGCCACGACCGTTTCGCCGCTATTGGAAAGCACGTGCGTGTCGGCGTTTGGCGGCGTGCCCGGCGCGGACGGCACGTGGCCCTTGCCGCTGGTCGCCCCGGCCGTAATGCTTATCGCTGCGTCGACCACAATGTCGCCACCCACGACGTAAAGCGCGCGGGTGACTCCGGACACCATCGCCGGGCTGCGCATGCGCTGCAGCCGCCGCTTCCATTTGTCGCCGCCGGTGATTTTAGCCATTTTTCATGGTCCCCCGGCAAAGCCAATAAGCGGCCACGGGGTCGCGGTCGACCGATGCGACGCGGAACGCTACTCCCGCATAGGCGCCGTCCAGCACCGTAATTTCGGCGCCGGTGTCTAGGTCGCCCTCAAGCGATGCGCTTAGAACGTAAATAGCCCGGTCCATTTCGGTGAAGCCCTCGGCGCTGCGCATGCGCTCCGTAGCTGAATCCACCTGCACGCGGCACGTGCGAGGCTCGGCGGCGGTGCGCTGCAGCTTGCCCGCCACCATCGTTTCGGACGCCACCCCAGCCACCGTGGCGGGCAAGTACGTGCCGCCGAGCAAGCTACCGAAAAGCGCCGAGGCGCCGCCGTTTAGGAAGCCCAAGGCGTGAAACCCCCGTTATTGAGTTGCGCGACGTGGCCCCAATCGCCCGGCGGCTCCGGCGCCATGGCAATGCGCGGCCCGGCCTTATTCTTGCGGAGCAACCGCCAATAGGCTTGCCCGTACGGCGACGCGTCGAAGCCACCCGCCGCGGCACGGCTTACGTGCTTGTCGCTAAACGAGGCGTCGAAGGCACCCGAACGAATGCGGGTAAGACCGGCACGCGCGTAACTGGTCGCCTCGCCATGATCCCCGATATTGAGCAACGCCATGTTATGCGCGGCGAGCGCGGCGATAGCGGGGGCGTAATCATCCTCTAGCCACGAGGTGTCCACGCCGGTGGTGCTGGCGTCCGCTATGTGAATGTTAATCGTTGCTTCCGCCACGGCAGCGAACGCGGGATATCGGGCGATAAGCTCGGCGGCGGTCGGTATCACGTAGGCCATTAGCTACCCCTATAACAAAAGAGGCGAGCAAGCCACTGGTGCCCGCTCGCCTCCCGCGCAAAGTCCGTGGCTGGACTTTTATTCTTGCCCGCGCGCCAGCTTAAGCAGGGCTTCGCGGTCCGAGCCGTCGGGCGCCGGTTTGCCGGTGATCGCCTGCACAGTGTCGCGCAAATCCGCATCGCTCATGGCGTCCAGATCATCGGCCGGTGGGGTGCTCGGCGGAATACCGCTGCCCGCCGCTTTGGCTGCACGAGCCGACAGGATAACCGCCTGAATGTCGGCCGCGCTCGTTGCGGTGCCGAGGTCGATTCCCTCCTCGCGCGCCAGCTTTTTGAGCTTGGGCACGTTGCCGGGCAGCGCGTCGTCCGTTTCGTCCTCCGCTTCGGCCTTGGCGGCCGCGCCGAATTCGAAATAGCCGGTGCGCTTGGCGCTTTCGTACTCGGCGTCGGAAAGCTCTACGCCCTCCGCCACCTCGCCGGGGCCGAATTCGCGGTAGCCCGAGACGGCGTTAACGCCCCGGATTCCCTTCGACGTGTTGCGCAGGTCGTACTTGCTGGCTTTGTCCGCCATGGTCGTGTGCTCCCTTAAATGCCGTCGCGGTAGGCCATGCCCTTGGGACGCCGAATTTCGACGCCGCCAACGTTCATGATTCCGCCAACCTCCCAAGTCATAGCCGACTTCTGGAAGGGGGGCAGGAATTCATGCGGCCCGGGCAGGTGGAATTGAACCACGCCGCGGTCGTTGTCGTAGGCGACCATGCGGGCGGTCGCCCCGGCTCCGGCCGCTTCGAGCTCGCGCGTACCGATGATCGTGAGCGGCTGCCCCGTCTCGAGCGTATACGCGTTGTTTTCGCGGATAAACTTAAGCACGGTGTCGCTCGTGTCGCCGATGCGAGTCGACGCGGCGTACTGCAGGCGCGTGGTCGGCAGCAAGAGCGTGTTGGCCCGCTGCGTTTCCAGCGTCGCATTGAACGGCGCGTTAAGAATCGCGTTCACGTCGCGGTTGATTTGGTCGGCGGTCTTGGTGCTCCACGTGGTGGTGGCGCCGGTGCCGTCGGCCGCAACGTTGGCGGCGGAAACCGCGGCGTCGTTCACGAGGCCGGTAAGGCCCTTTTCCGTGTTGCCGCGGATCGCGATTGCGTAGCAGAACGACTCGGCGACCTTACGGGCAGCCTTGCCCTTGTCCGCCGTGAGGTTGCGGCCCATGCGCGCGGTGCGCTGCAATTCCTGCAAGCTCCACTCGTAGCCAATGGCCGCGAGGTGGTTGGTCTGCAGGAATTGGGTCTGCGCAATGTCGGCAAAGGGCATATCAAAGCCCTTGCCGCTGATGAATTGCGCGGCACCGGCGATATCGCCCGAGAAGAACACGGAGCCGTAGTCCCACATATCGCCGTCGGTGTTGACGTACATAAGGCGGGAATAATCGAAGTCCGGGTAGACCGTTTCTTCAATTTCCGTGTTGATGCGGAGAAGCTGCGGCGTGAGAAACCCCACTGCCTGCTGCGCGTCGAGAAAGTTAATTTCCACTGGTAAGCCCTCCCTTAGCGACGCACGATACGGACAATGCCGCCGGACGACACGGTTTCGTCGAACACCCAACCGTCCATGGCGATGTTAGCGCCCACGGTGTCCACGATAACGCCACCGGCGGTAACGTAGACGGCGGCCCCGTCGGTCACGTCCTCGCCAGCGGTAACGTAAATCGCCCCGGCGTTCATGATTCCGACGTTGGCATACTGCGGGTAAATATCCGCGGCGACACCGCCCGGCACAACCGGGATTCCATGGTCGGCAATGGCGAAGCCGAGGCCCGCGCCTGCCGCCGGGGTGCCGGTGCAACCATGGTCGCCGGATCCGCGGAACACTGCCTTGCCGAAGGCAATTCCGGCCGCATCCTCGCAGGTGCGCGAAATGCGGTTGGACGTTTCGCCATTCGCCACCATGCCGGGATAACCCTTGGCCGGTGCCGAGCTAAACGCGTTCTGAACAATAGCCATTTATCGGCCCTCCCTTAAGCGGCGTTGGCGGCGGGGCCGCGGTGATTGTTGGACAAGCGATTGAAGCGCTTGCTGCGAGCGTCGGCAAAAGCCTTGGCCTCGTCGTTAAGGGTGGCCGGGCCGTCGCCAAGAACGGTGCGGAGCGCATCGCCCACCGGCGCCGTAGTGGTCGGCTGCGCGGCCAGCACGTCGAACGCGGTACGGGCCTGCTCGTCCGTATAGTTGGCGGCCTTGTCGCCCATTTTGACGGTGACGGCGGCGCGCACTACGGCGGCCTCGTCCATTTCGTCGGTGATCGTGGCGCCGAGCGCCTTGGCGGTTTCCACCGTGCGACCGAAAGCGGCGGCGGCGTCACGCAGTTGCGCGGGCGTCGGCTTGGCGGCTTCCAGTTCGGCGATTTTGGCGTCCTTCGCGGTAATTTCCGCGTCCTTCGCCACGACCGCCGATTGGGCGGCGCGGAGGTCGACCACCGCAGCGTCGCGGTCGGCGAGAATTTTGTTAAGCGTGGCTTCGGCCGCGGAGGCGTCGGCTACGTTGACGGGCAGGCCGTCGACAATGACGATTTTCACAGGTGGTTCCTCCACGGGGCGTTCGTCCACAATCCGCAATTCCGGACCGCCCCGCGCGGCCCGGCAAGCGGCTAGATGATTGTAGCGGAAATTGCTGGCCACGGCGTCATAGTCTTGGCCGTTCCACGAGCCCGGCTCGAGTCGAATTTCCGCCTGATAGCCTAGGCTAAATTCCTGCCGGTCTTTCATTACGCTGTTCACGGCGTCGGTGTCCGTGATCCGCAGCGGCACGCGCAGGAATTCCCCGTCGCGCAGCACCTCGCCGTCGGTTTGCCCCTTGGCGTAGTCGCGCCAGTTGTTGGCGTCGACCATATGCGGCGGGTGGTCCAGCGTAATGGGCAGGTGCCCGGCGCTCTTGAGACTGTCCACGGCGAAAACCTCCGCCTCCGGACGAAACACGCGGATAACGTCGTTCGGTGCGCGGTCCGTAAGCCCTAGCTCCGCCGCGCGATAATCCTGCACGTTATTGGCGCGCGCTACCAACGCGTCGGCGACGAAATAACCCTCCCGGGTGATTTTCGCTTTACCGGAAATGGTCGCGCGGTCGTGCAAAATTGCCATGGTCGAGCAAAGTAGCGTAAATTTATGGGGTTGACAACGCGCTAATAATTGACGGTGCGGTCATGCGCTACGAGTCGTATTGACCGTCAAGTCATAGTGCGGCAGCTTGCTTTTTGCCGCTCCGTGTAACCTCTCCCCCGGCGCTCGCGGAACGGTGCGTAGGGTAGCGGCAGCCCGGCTTGGCATCGGCTTGGCTGCCGCTACTTTCGGTGATAGAAAGCGCACCGACTCGAAGCGAGCGCACCGTAGGAGGCGACCATGCTCTAGCCCTCAAGCTCCCCCAGCTACAAAAAGGCGTCGGCTAGTGTCGGCGCTTTTTTTTTATGCTAAGAGCGCGGCGCCGAGCAACGGACGAGGCTTAGGCGCAGCGCAGGAGGTCGCACCAACTAGCGGGCGGTGGGTGGCGAGCGGTTGACCAATCGGCAGGGGCGCTACTTTCACGGTGGCGCCCCTTATTCCAAGTCCAGCACCGCCCGCGCGCGGCAACCGCAGCGGATAGCACGGCCCGGCGGATCCGTCCGCGCTACCACCGACGTCCACGCAAATATCATGCCGTCGCGCGCCACGTGCTCCGGCCGTGGGTGTTTTTTGCGGCTATGGGCCCACTGGAATTTGGCGAGCCCGACTTGCTCTTGGCGCTCTTGGTCCAGCCGCCCGGTAAGCTTCTGCAGTTGGTCGGCGGCGATAAGCTCCGCCCGGCGCCGGGCAATACCTGTGATTTTGCGTATGTCGCGCGCCACCTCGGCGGCCGTGCTGCGGTTGGTAAGGCCGCGGAACACCTCGCCGCTAATGCCCGCGCGCAATTGGTCGTTTAGTGAGCGAATTAGCGCCACGTTTTCGGCCAGCACCGAACGCAGCGTGGCGGCCACGTCACCTTGCCCTAGCATGGTGTCGAGCTTGACGCCCACGGGGGTGAATAGCTGCCCGAACCGGCCGCGGTGCCACGCCTCCACGCGCACGGTCCAATCCTCTAGCGCCGCGTCCAGCGTGAGCACGAGCCGGGTAAGCGACGCCTCCACGCTGTCCACGCTGCCGTTTACGTCCTCCGGCGAGTCGTGCAGCAATTCGCTTAGCGAGCGCTCGTAGACGGGCATTACGACCGCGGGCACCTGCCGCCCCCACTCGCGCACCACGCGAAGGTAGATCGCTAGCAACGCTTGCTCTTGGGCCTTGGTGGGCACGATTGGCGACGCGACGAATTGCTTACGGTTCGTCTTGCGCGCGCGGCGCACGAGGTCGGCTAGGTTAAGCTTCATTGCGCGGGTGTATCAGCGCATGACGCTACCGGCAAAAACTAATAGTTGACGGTGCGGTCAACTTTACGTATTGGGTGATTCGTCGGTGGCAATTCCGCCCTACCGACACCGGGGGCTCCGCCCAATGTCCCACGCCCTGCCCCTCACCGGTTCGCCCCTCCGCGAGCTTTTCGACGTCGCGGACGTGGTGGCCATTACGCAGGGCACGCTTCCCGTGCACACGTCCGACAAGGGCCTTATTTTGGCTCGGCGCACCATGCGCGAAAACAAAGCCGTGCGGGCAATCGTCTATTTTGCGGTAGACGCCAGCACCGATAAGCTTTGCCTGTACCGTGCGGGCAACCGCGGGGGCTACAAGCGCCTTTGGACATTCGGACCGGTTGGCCGCCACGCGCGGCTAGCCTAGACCACCTCGCGCCAGCGCAGGAAGGATCCGGCCGCACGTAGCGTCACCACCGTGCCCGCCGTGGCGCTCGCTAGCTGCACTCTCACGTTGCCGCTAACCGATGCTCCGGCGGCCGCCACGCCTTCGACTTTCCCGGCGAAGCTCTGCGTATTGTTCGGAAATGCGCCCGTAGCGCCGAGTATGGACGCCGCCATGTTGCCGTGCTGCACAAGCTCGGCGGTGGCCGTCGACGGGCGCCGGACGCTGGCCGCTCCGTCCGTCAAACCGGTAGGCCATGCAAGACCCGGGCGCGGTCCGACGCTGGCCGTAGCCGTGCGCAGCACTAGCCGCCCCTCAAATTCATAGGTCTTGCCCGGCGCGGGCGTGAAAGCTAGCCCGGTGTCCACGGCGGTTGCCGAGGTGGTGGTAAAGTCGTTGGCGAGCTTCGCATAGGTCCAGCCGTCGCCCGCCGGGCCCTTGTCCCCTACGGGCCCCGCGTCGCCGATGGGCCCTTTATCCCCGGTCAGTCCTTTATCGCCAAGCGGTCCTTTATCCCCAACCGGCCCCGCGTCCCCGGTCGGTCCCTTGTCGCCAACGGGGCCTGCGTCGCCAACGGGGCCTGCGTCGCCGAGCGGTCCTTTATCCCCAACCGGCCCCGCGTCACCCGGCGGTCCTTTGTCGCCGATAGGGCCTTTATCCCCGGGCGCACCGGCTAGTGCGGGGTTTGCGCTGATGTAAGCGGCCACTGCGGTAGCGATTTGTTCGGGCGATGCGCCCCCACCGGGCGCGGGCGTTTCTGCAAGGACTCGCTCTACGGCGTCCTCTACGCTTGCGTCGCTAATCTCTTCTACGGGAGCGCCAACGCTGTTTAGGACAATGCGCTTGTAGTCCATGCGCTAGACCTCCGTTATGTCCGCGGTCCAGTCCTCTTTGACTTCCTCAAAAATCTCCGGCCCGAACACAAGGGCGCCGCGGTACGGCTCCACCGCGTCCAAGTCGACGTCGGCACCGGCGTACGTGATCGTGACGTGCGCTTGGTAGTCCCAATCATGGCTGGCGCCCGCGCGCTTCAATTCCTCGTGGCGCCACATAAGCGACGAGTTGGCGAAAGCGAGCACCACCGCGCCGCTATCGAAGCGCTCCACGAGTCGCGGCCCGCCCGGCGCTACGGTAAGCTTGCCGTCGCTGTCTCCGCTCCACGAGTCGCCCACCTTCATCCAATCGACTTGCGCGCGACTGAAAATCACGGTGACGTGCATATCCTCGGCGGGCAGGGTGGTGGCGAAGCTTTGCGCCTTGGCCCATTTGATAAGGTCCGCAGCGTTAAGCAGCTTGCGGGAAACGTAGAGCGACCGGGGCGACGCGTCGGCTAGCAGCACCAACGCTTGGTCGCGGGTGATCGCCTTGCGTTCCTCCATGCCCGCCACGGTGTTTTCGTTGGCGGCTTCCGGCAACTCCGGTTCCTCTTGCTCCGGCGGCTCGCCTAGCTCTTGCTTGCTTTCCTCTATCGCCTCGTCGAGCCCCGGCCAGCGGCCCGATTCCAGCATGCGATTGGCCACGGCTTTGGCGAGCGCGTCCGACGGAATAAGGGCGCCGTTGACGTAGGCCGTAACGGTTTCCGCTTCCATCTTTTCAATTTCGGCGGCTTCCTTGGGGTCCGCTTTCTCAAGCGCGCCGAATTCGTAGTAGACCTCCGGCGGTCGCGAGCCCAACGCCGACGGAATCAGCACCGAGTCGATACGCTCAAGCGGCCCGGCCAGATCGGCGGTGCGCTTGGCGTCAATCATGCGGTTAAAGTCGTCTTGCTCGCCCTTGCCGGTCGACTGCAGGCCGCCCGGGGAGGATCCTAGCAGGCGCGTAACCGGAATGTCGGCAGCGCCCGCCACGAGGCCCACGAATTCGCGGATAAGCTCCGGATGGTGGGCAAAGTCCATTTGCCGGGCTTCCCAATCCTCGCCGCTGTTTTCCTCGCCCGGCGTGCCCTTGTCGAGTAGCAACACGCTAAACATGCTCTTGAACGCGGCGAGCGCCTGCACGCGTTTGCCCAAGAGCGCTTCGGCTTCGACAGTGGCGAGCGTTTCCGTAAGGTTCGGGATGCTCAAGACGTCCTGCTTAAGCTCGTGCAGCAACGTGGCGACCGCGGCTTGACTCGTTTCCGCATTGTCGACCGCGCTTTTGATGCTCATTAGCAGCGGGTCGCCCCAAAAGGCGTCCAGCGCCGACACCGTGAGAGACGCCGGGGGCAGCGGCGCACCGTGGAACGTAACGACTCGGCTCGGGTGGATGCGCACCGCATTGCCTTTGGCGCTCCGCATTTCCCACATTTCGGGTTGCCCGAAATAATCGCTTTCCGGATCCGTCACGAAGCCGAACGGCACGGACAATTGGTAGCGGCTAACGAGCGCCACGTAGCGCAGCCCGTTTTTGCGCACCCGCTCCGGCGCTAGCGGTTGGTCCGGCGAGCCCGCACCGACAACGCCGAGAATAAGGGCCGCGCCGCCATGCAGCCGCGCCGTGGTTAGCGCTTGGCGCACCTTGGCCCATAGCTGCAGGCGAATTTCCTCCGCTTCGAGCGTTTCGATTTGGTTCTGTTCCGCCTGCCACGCCCGGCCCGCGCGCGTCATTTCAAACGGCGGCAAATCGTGCACCTTGCGGGTAAGCCACGAGGAACGATAGGCGTTTTCAATGTCCGCTTGATTTAGCAGCGGCACGTAATAGCGCGACTGCGTGTTGCGGTCGGCGGACGTGCCTAGACGGCTAATAAGGTTGGCGATTCCGTCGGTGACGCGCGCGACGATTGGTAGCGGTGAAACGGTGCCCATGCGGGCGGGTGTATCACGGGGTTGGCGGACCGGCAAACGGGGATAGTTGACGCGCTAGTCAGGTGGCGTTAGAGCGGCGGAACACGTAACCCGTGCACGAGTGGCCTAAGTGCTCTGCGCTGGACGGATAAACGGGAAGGGGAGGCGTCCAGCGCCGTTCGTACCCACCGTTCGCGGGTTCGAATCCCGCCGGGACGTGTAGGGCAGCAACGCCGGGTTCACCTCCGGCAAATCAGCGGGATTGGTGGCCCGGCTGCCCCATTGTACCGGGGAGCGCATATGGTCGAACATCGGACGCGCGGGGGCGAAGCTAGAATAGCCCTCACGAATATGGTGTTTGGTCGGGCGCGGCGGGGGCTAGCTACCCCTGCGCTAAGGTTCGATTCCTTTCCCCGGTGCCACCACCCTTAACCGCCCGTGGCCCGTGCCGCCGCTGCGCACCCCGTCGTAAAATTCGACCAAGCCCAATTCGCTTAGCTGATTCCACGTCACCCGCTCGTGCGGGGCGTACTCGCCTTGTGCCAGTAACACCCCGTGACGGTTGAAAATACCATCCCCGCCGCGGTCCTTTAGCCATTGCAGCGCCCGGCGCTGCGGTGCGGTTAGAGGGGCTGGCATTTATTTGCTCCACGCTTCGAGGTTGTATCGCGCGCCCCGTTTGCGAGGGGCAAAGCGAATCATAATGGAGTCGCCATAGTTAGGCGAGCGCATCCCCTCGGGCGTCTTGTCGACGAGCATTTTGCCCGCCGTGCTTTGACTATAGGTGGGCTGCGAAAGCTCTTGCACCACCTTGCCGAGCTCCGGCATTTTGGAATTCAGCGATATAAGATCGTCCGGCAGGTACGCCGCGCGCCAATTCTCCCCAGCGGCCGCCATTTCCACCGCCCGGTGCGTGCGCTGGAACCGGACTCGCAGCGAAAACCACGCCTGTGCCTTGGCGTTCGCATAATAGTCCGCGTTCAACCGCTCTATAGCGCCCGGCGTTTTCTTGTCGGTGCGTGGGGCGGCCGTCTCTATCGGCTTGTCGGGGTCGACTACGGCGCCGGAGCCGCGGAACGGCAACACCTCTATTTTATGCTTGCGCTTTTCGTTGATGACTCGCGCGTCGCCCCGCACCCCGGCGCCGAGGCCGTCCGCGTCGTACTCGAAGCCGCCAATCTGCAGCACGTCGCACATGGCGAAGGCCCGTTGCACCGTGCCCATGATATCGTCGCCCTTGCCGCTCCACGCCGTGACATTCTCCACGAGAATGCCGAGCGCCACGCAAAAGGCGTTCAAATCCACGCCCTCGTCGGCGACGTCCAGCGCACCCCGACGCTCGCCGCGCGGCTCTATGCCGAGCTTTACGTGCGCGTCGATAGCCGAGCGGATCCATGCCGCCGGTATCAGCTTGCCGGTAACGCTGGCGCTGTAGTCGCGGTCCACCTCTTGCGCGAGCGTCACGGGGTCCAAATCCCGCACCTGCTTATCGTACCACGCGTCGTCTTTGCGCGGATCGTCGCGCCAATCGAAAATGAAAATCCGCTCCGGCGCCCACGTGTGGCGCTTGGTCGCAAACGGGTTGGCCATGCCGTGCGGGGTCGACACGTCGATACGGCAATTTGTCGTTTGGCTAAGCGACGCCTCCACGAGCATGGGCCGTTCCAGAAACGCCGATTCGTCGACAAAGTAGATACCGGCGCGGTCGCCGCGGCCGATGTTGTCCCCGGCCTCCCCCACCATAACGCTATTCGTGTGGGGGAAGCTTATGCGCATATGCGGGGCGTCCGACGGATTCCAGCCGGGCCGGAATTCAGGGGGCACCAATTTGATAAACTCGCGCGCCTTCCAGAATAGCGACTTGGGGGCGCCGAGCTTGTCTACGTATTCCTCTTTGCGGCTGCCAAACCCTATCGCCATGCCCTCGTAGAACATGCACAGGGTCGAGCTTAGCGCGACGGACAACCACGACACGCCCATATCGCGGCTTTTCTCCGTAAGGCCCGGCTCCGCTGCTTTCCACCGCTCGAGCACCCACCCTATCCACTCCCGTTGCCGCGGAAATAGGACGAACGGCACGACGGCGGGTAAGCCGCGCTCCACTAGCCGCGGGTCGAACGTGCAGCCCCAATCGTCAATGAATTGCGCCGGGTCGTTGCGGTAGTGGGCGCGCAGCATTTTGAGCGTTTCGCCGGTGGTGTC